GTTGGTTCGGTTGGGGTAAGAGTTATGCTCTGCCTCAACAACCGCGTGCCTAGGAATACCGCCGTCTTCCTGCATTTTGTAATGGTAGAGAAACATTTCAGATGACCGGGTCCTCAAACATTATGGGACCATTAGAGTTTGCTGAAATACTCCCAGGATGCAGTTTCAAGGCAAAGACGCGCGAATGTGGAAATTCTCGAGCCACCTATAAGATCGCCGATTATTCAGACCCTAGGCTGAATGACACAATAGTATGGACACATGCTAATTGTGTTTGTAACGAGGTAAAAGCGTTGATGATGAGACATCAATTGGAGACAAATCGAACCTATTCAGGAGACAACATTATTTTGAGGGCATTAAACCAACTGGTGCATGAAAATAATGGGTATGAACAACTGAAACGTAGCAGTTTTAGAGAAGTGATTAATCATTACTCTGGAGCTAAGAAGAAAGAGTATGAGAGGGGAGCCCAAAGCTTGAGCGATGATCCACTCAACTTTAAGAAAGATGCGAAGGTTAGAATGTTTTTGAAAGATGATAAATATCACATTGACACTTTAGAAACCAAGAGAGAGGACGCAGAGATAAAACCTGCAAGATGCATACAGTTTCGCAATAAAAGGTATGGATTAACATTGGCAACATATTTGCAACCATTGGAACACAAGGTGTATTCCCTGGTCGATAGAACAGGAACCTTTGTGTTTGCCAAGGGGCGCAATATGGACCAAAGAGCTTCGGATCTAGCTGCAAAGTGGGATTCGTTCGTCAACCCTGTTGGGATACTTTTGGATCACAGCAAGTTTGACTGCCATGTTAAAGAGGAGCATCTTGAACAAGAGCATGCGTTCTATGAGAATTGGTTTAAGGGAGATCAAAAATTAAGTATGTTATTGAGGATGCAGAAGAGAAACTCTGGATCAACACACTTGGGAACAACGTATCGTACGGTAGGTACAAGAATGTCTGGTGATCAAAACACTGGACTTGGTAATTCTTGTATAAATTATGGTATGTTGCGACCATTTGGAGGGGAGAATGCGGCGTATTACATTGATGGGGACGATTCAGTCATCATTGTGGAGCGTGCGGATCTCAATAAACTTGATTTTAGCTTCTTTGAGCTAATGGGTATGTCGACAAAACACGAAGTAGTATATGAACTGGAGAAAGTAGAGTTCTGCCAATGCCGGCCTGTCTATGATGGGGTCAACTGGCATATGGTGCGGAATCCGATGAGGGTTCTTGCGAGACTACCGTGGTTAACCAACAAGAAACACTTGCCGGTTATCCCCCGATACCTAAAATCTATCGGTATGTGTGAGTTAGCATTAAATCTTGGTATCCCGGTGCTGCAAAGTATCGCGGAGAGTTATATGAAGGCGGGAGGAGGAAAGTACATCGTTACAGATCGACATTACTTGGCGAAAGATATGTATATCAAGCCCTGGAACGCAAAATCGGTTCCAATTCGTCAAGTAACTCGGGAAAGCTTCGAGAGAGCCTGGGCAATCTCAATCGAAGAACAGGAGAAGTTGGAGAAAATAGTCATTTTGAGGCCGGAATCTAATGTTATAGCGCAAGCGATTGACATAATTCCGGCCGGAGTTCATATTGAGTTGTGAACCCAATAAAATGACGAAGAAGAAGCAGGCAAAGCCTAAGCGCGCGGTTAAAAGAACTAACCGCCCAAAACAGCAGAGACAACAGCAGGAAAATGTACTCATCCCGGCAGGTGTTAACAATCGAGCAACTATGCCACGGGGCACACAAAGTCATCATTTGGGCCCATGTGAAGAAGTTGTTGCGGTTATAACAGCCCCAGCGGAAGCAGTAGCAGGAACAGTTGTTTTCAACGAGATTATATCCCATAAGTCAGAAAAACGACTGGGACTAATGTCTGACCTATTTCAGCGAATATGTTGGTCATTAATGCAATTGCACTTGGTAGCACTCAATGGCTCTTTAGTTACGAGTGGCTATGTCATGGGCTTTGTGGAGGATCCGGAATTGGAGATCCCCACAAATCCCTCTGACGTAATTGCCTTTTTGACTGCGTTGCGAACGACCACCGTTCGGCAGAATTGGGTTGAGTCTTCAGCGGGAACGTTGGTGAGTTTAAAAGACTTGCCAGAGATGTTCACCCAGCGAGGCTCAGATGTTAGAAGATTTAGTCCAGGTAGGTTGGTGATTGCATTGGCAGGCAACCCAGGCCCTAACACCACATTTCAGTTAAATCTGAAATATATTGTGGGTCTATCGGTACCGTGTGCTATAGCACCAACACCACCACCACCACCTAGGACATTCACGTTGACAGCAGACTTGCAACCAGGATGGAGTAGTCCAGAAGCAGGAGCGAGAGCGAATGTTGCTGGAGGAGCATTGCCACCTATTGGAGAATGGGTGCCCCCGCCAAACATACACACAATTTTGTATGAGCCAGGGGCAATCTTAGTATTCGATGGGTCAGATGCACCAGAGACGTTTCCAGAGAGAATGGTTTCAGCGGTTTTGACACGATTACGAGTGACAGCGACAGTCGGGACATGGTTAACATCAGTGACACCGACTTGGTATCTTTCGAACGGAACAAGTTTCGAAGGATGGCCACTAACGGCATTCACTATTGCTGGTGAAACCGTTACAATGCCGGCAACCACGACAGGCTTTTGGGCTTCGAGAGGTGATTTCGGTATTGTCAGTGGTCCTGTTATGAGTGCTCAAGTACCATCTGCGCTTATGGAGAGTGGAGCAATACTAACTGCAGGATAAGGAAGTTCAAAGCCTACTAATTGAATGGATACTCCGGCCCCTCAGGCCAAGCTTCGCCCGGATGGGCGCCTTGGTGGGGTTCCCCAGGCACAAACTTAGGAAACTAAGATAGGG